ATTTATCTGGAAGACTATCAAATGCAATCTGTTTGTTTACTCTACCATAGGTAGGAATGTATAAATTATTCAATACTTACTCTCGTCAAATGTTTTTGTTCCACTGGATGTAGGTACATGAGATATAAATTTTCCATTTTTCTTTGACCAATGACCCCATTCATTATCAAGTATGTTGTAGTTTCCATAATACTTGTCTACTAAAATATTAAATAGTGATTGGTCATGTTGTGGTTGTGGATTTTTTAATTCTTCTCTCCAGTGGTCTTTGGTTCTTTCATAAAACTCTCTATCAAATAATACAGTTGCAGAACAAAAGTAATTATAGTCTTTACTCAAATTTAGTTTTTCATTTTTTATTCTTTGTTTCTCAATACCACTAGGTGTATCACTAAGGTCTTTACATGCAGAAAATTCATTGTACTCAAAAATGTTAGGACAATCTTCTCTTACTATTGCATCACTATCTATATAAAATATTTTATCATATCCTTCTTTGAATAATTCGTAAATGTATAACTTATGATATGCTGGAGAATATTCTTTTCCCAGCCACTCATCACTTCTTAAACAAAAGTAATCTGCTTCAACAAACTCTGCATATTGTAATGCTCTTTTGGTAGAGAACTTATATAAGTCTTCTGCATAGTGAAACTTTTTTCTACCTTCTGACCTTCCACCATTTGGTTTTATTTGAACTTGAAAAACTAGATTCATAGAAATGCTTCCAAACTACCTTTCTCTTCATACTTACTTGCATGTTGACCAATAGGTTTTTCCGATTTACCACCTTGACCTTTTGTTGCAACATCTGTTGAACAATATGCAACACATGACAATCTAATTCCATCACCTTCAATCTTGGTAACTCCATGTATCTCATTTGAATCTGCAATCAGTACATCACCATCATCTGCTTCAATGGCAACTCCATATCTTGGGAATACTAAGTATGCACCACCAAAGTCACCTAGTCTAAACACGCACATAGTGGTCATACCAAACTCTAGGTCTTTACCATCAACATGTGCCGACATCTTTGCAGTACCTTCACTTGAATATCTATTTGCAGATAGAGTTGTTATAGGAGCTCCACCTAAATGATACTTCTTTTCAATACATTCATCTGCATATGCTCTTTGTAGTTTCCAGATATCTGGACAACCTTTCTTAAGTGCTTGTTCATTTATCTGTGCTATTTGTTGCATCTTCTCCCACTTTTCTACATTAGATTTCTTTTCACACCAGTTTGATAATCCTATCATACCAGTAAATCGTCCTCTCTTGTATCCAGCAAATACAGAATGAATTGCATTTGCTTCTGCAATACGATTGAACTCTCCATTCTTTTTAAGTGGATAGTAAGAGTTTGGTGTTCTTAAAACATAATCTTTACCTTCAATCAATCCCTTCTTTTTCATTTCTTCATGGTCGATAGGCCCAGATGCATTTGCTCTCATAGTTGATACATCATCGATTGAGTATAAAGTATCTTTCACTTCATTGTAAGTGTCACCTGTGTATGCATTCTTAACAATACATGCAAGTAGTGGTTTATCAAACAATGAACCACTTGGTTTATATACTTTTATGATATCATCTTTGACACCAATAGATGATATGACATCATCATAGGATGTTTCATCTAACCACTTACCATTGAACTGGTCGTGAGTTTCTTTTTTTCCTAAATCTTTTCTTGCAGTAAATTCCATGGTTCTAGTACCTGTTCTTTTATTTGTTCTACTAGATAATATAAACATAATGGTGCAACCATTAATCCTATTCTTGCACCTTTATCATTATAGTCTCCAGTCATCTTATAGTCATTTGGTAAAGTCATAAGTCTTACCATTTCTTTTGGTGTGTATATTCTCTTACCACTGTAATGAAAATGATTACCACCCATAAACTTTGGTTGACACCCTTGTTCAGTTAATGAATGTGCTGGTAAATGTTTTGGAACAATCCTTGACATGTAATAAGAATGTTTTGCATCCTCTGGTTTTACATGACCATTCTTTACTTGTTCTTGAAACCATGGCCCTACAACATCATCACCTATAGATATATAGGCAGAATTAGATTTCCTTTTCATAACTGGTTCTAATCCTTCACATGGGCCACAATGTGCATATTCTGGGTCTGGATGTTTATCAAATCCAGTAATCCAATGTGACTTGGATGATTTCAACATTTCACCTTCAAGGTATTCTGCATCTTTTTGATTTTCTTCATCGTCTATTAGGTCGTCTATTGCTTCTGCAATTGATGTTCTTTGACTTGTAGTCTCTGGAAACAATCCACTTAGACACATAAATGGTAGTCCAATTGCATCCAATACATCATCCCTAACTGCAACTATGAATACTCGTTCTCTCTTCTGAGGAACTCCATGTTCATGTCCTTTCATAATTTTCCATGTAACTGAGTATCCAATCTTTTCAAAGTCTACTATCATCTTGTTCAGATGGTCTCTTGCATAATCCATTGATAGACCCTTTACATTCTCACATACAATAACTTTAGGCATTACTTCTTCTGCAATCCTAATCATTTCCCATGTAAGGTCTTCAATGTTTGTTTGTTTCATTCCATATGCAACCTTTTCCTTGTTCCACCCCTCTCTTTTAGAACCAGCCATAGAGAAAGGTGGACAAGGTGGTGAACCATCCATGATATCTAATTCCCCTTTCTTTAATCCAGTCATTTCTAAAATGTCTTTACCTGTAACTTGTTTGATATCTTTACATTCATGAACTGTGTTGGGAAAGTTTTGTAAGTATGTGTCAACATGTATTTGTTGAAACTCATTCATATACTTTACATCACCACCAGCAAGTTTATATGCACATGATGAACCACCACCGCCTGCAAAGAAAGTAATATAGTTGAAATCTTTTCTTGAAGAGTTCTTATGTAAATCGTCTATTGTATATTGAAAATAACTCATAACATTAAATTAGGAAATGGTATTGCTTGATATTGTTGACCATCTAAACTCCACTCAAATTCATTTGTTGTTTCTCCATAATATAACGACTCTGGAAATATGTCAAATGCAATAGTTACTCTTGGTTTATCTTCTGTCCAAGGAGACGATGCATGTTCGAATCCACTTGCAGAATATATCAACATATCATTATAATCTTGATGTACTATCCACTCATCCTTTGGTTGTTCTGGCCCTATCCTATAACTAGTAGTAGATGGTTCTACATTTGCACAATAAAATCCATGGTAGATATTTGGATGCATAACATCTATGTGTTTATGAAAAGGTATGTGGTCATATCCTTTATTACCTTCTTTTTTTGTATACACATTGAACCATCCATGTATATAATAATCTTCTTGTATTTCTAATACTTGAGGATTACTGTAAAATAGTTTGTTAATTGCATAGTAAATATCACCAAAAGGTCTTAGACCAAATGTAAATGGATTGTAAGTTTTATAGTGTTGAGTATCTTTTGTATCTAAATGAAACTGGTGATGTTGTTCCATCTTTTCATCTGCATCACCATCTTTGGCTGCACGAACATATGCACGAAGGTTTTGACTAAATTGATTTGGTGTTGAAGTTCCATCTTCACTATGTGAAAAGAATGGATGATTTTCATTTTCAATACACCAATCAGTAATGAACTTATAATCTATTCCACAATTCTTTTGTATTATAAAATCAGAATTCTTTAGTTCCATACCTATCCTCGTATTCTAATTTAACAATAACTTCATCGTTTTTTCTTACACCATTATTATAAAGATGCGTATACATTGCATCTGCACCTTTTTTAATACCAGTCTTTTGACCCATCCAGAATGCACCGAAAATTGTAACAGTCCATAGAAAAAATGCAGTTATTTCCATCTACACTCCATCATCAACTCTGTTAGAGCTGCAACTAGATTAACTTCTTGGTCAACTACAAATGCAGATTTGTAACTATAGTCTGCAATGATAATAACTGCTTGTGGTATACTTTGTGGTTCAAGTACATCATACAAATTATCATATATCTTTCTGAAAAGTTTTACTGGGTCATTGTCTACATTTTGTGCAACCCACTTTCTCATATCAGTAAATCGTTTTGCTTTGACATGACCTAATAATTCTTGAAGACTTTCCTCTGCAACATTAGATAAGATACCTACATCTATACTACCACTAACTGCATATCTTTGTAATTCATTGATGGTTCTACGAAAGTCTGGAAAATGTTTCATCACAAGTTCTTGTAGAACTTCTGTATTATATTTAATACCTTCATCACCAAGTATCATCATGAGTCTTGCCATGAATACAGATGCAAGTCTTGGTCGTTCACTAGGTGGTATCTTGAAATCAATAACAGTACATCTTGAATGCAAAGGTGCAATCAATCTGTTCTTGTAATTACATGTAAAGATAAATCTACAGTTTTTATGAAACTCTTCTATGAATCCACGAAGAGCTGGTTGAGTTGATTGTGGATTTAGATAATCTGCTTCATCTAGAATAACTACCTTGTTACCACCACTCAACGAAACTGTAGATGCAAAGTTTTTGATTTTGGTTCTAAGGACATCGATTCCAGATTCTTCTGAACCATTGATTAAGATATAATCACAATTATGCATTTCACATAATGCTTTTGCAACTGTAGTTTTACCAGTACCAGCAGTACCAGTTAGAATCATGTTTGGTATCTCATCTTTGATATCAAAGAATGTTTTCTTAATATCAGCTGGAAGAACACAATCCTCTATGTTCTTAGGTCGATACTTTTCAACCCATAAAAATTCATCACTCATATATTCACCACTTCATTATAAAGAAGACTCATAATCCCACCATTATGAATCGAGTTCAACCCCAAGAGAGAGAACAGTTGAACACCCTCAGATACCAATGTCTAGTACCTACAAAAGTATTTATCACGAACCAAATACTGAATCTGGTTCTAGTGCAATAAAATATTCTACACCTTTGTTTTTTGCAACGAAGTGTGCAAGTCCTTTAGAAGAAACATACACTGTATATTCGTCTTTGACAATCTTAATGTTTTCCATTTTAAAATTCATGGAATAAGTTTGTCCATCACCATCTGTAATTACTTCTGTAAATTGATTACTAGATGGATTCTTTTTATCTCTAACAGATAATGATACTACAGTTCCATTACTTTCCAATACTAGGTCTGGAAGAGATAATACTGAACTAGCTTTCTGTAATTTAGAAAGTAAATCAGTAGTAAGTTCAAATACAATCTCTGGATTAGGCATTGTAATGTCCTTCTCTGGTGGTGCAATAATCATTGATGATTCTGCATAGTTGTATGTTGCACTTGCACCATTACCACTAATATTAACAGAATTATCACCAAACTCAAACTCTGCATCTGTACCTAACAACGAAATTGTTGCAAGGAACTCTGGAAGGTCATATACAGAAAACTCACTTGTAAAGTTATCTGATACTGTTGCTTTACCAAAGATATTTTTCATTGGTGAAATCGTTTTGATTTCACTTCCTGTTTGTACTGTAATACCATTATTGATACTACTAAAGTTCTGTAGAACTTCAAATGTACTTTCACTTATTTTCATAATATATCCTCTTGATTAACTCTCATTCTTGTCCACTGTATCATGCACATAGAGAGCCATAAGTGCATAGTGTAAAACTTTCATTAAGTCTGCACGATTGTATCCATTCTTTTTACCATACCTTTGTGCATACTTTAAGATGTTACCCATGCAGAAACCTTCTCCATGTCCACCATCTATAATAAATTCTGTTGCTTGATATTTGTTCTGAGAATAATGTTGTTCATAAGTATTATCAACATATTCTTTAAATTGTTTTATCAACTCATCTTCGTTGTATTTGTAATGTATTTCACTCACCATATAATTATCTCATAGAATTCATATTTGTCAACTTTATATTACTTGTAGAAAATATGTTCGTTAATAGTTACAGTTTCGTTTAGTGAATCTGCCCAGTAAGGATTTACATATACAGAATGATAATGTGTTGCACCTTCTGTAATGTCTCCATATGCACCTTGTAGGATATTTCTTGCAAGAGTCAAACATTGTACCCAAGTTTTTGAGTCCTCTGGGTCGTCTGATTTACCATCACAAAACCAACTGAATTGACATTGATGTCTAACAGGCATCATATTACCTTTCCAGTTTTCTTTCCACT